AGTTAATTCTTGAGTGTCTATAGGTACTGTAGTATCCAATTCATCGGTTATATTAAAAGAAATAGTGGATTCAGTTATACTTTGTTTAGTAACTTCTTGGCCGCTAGCCCTGCTAACGGGTTTTACTGTCTGTCTTCTGTTTACCCTAACTTGGTCGCCTGTTCGTGGGTTTTTTGAAAAATTAGCTTCTATGTCATTATTGAATAGGTTGCCAACTTGAATATTACCTTCCAAAATCTCTAAAGACTTTGCGGCTAATAAATTTGATACTGAAAAATCTGACATGTTATACTCCGTTGTTAGTTTACATTTTATATCTATAGTTATGCATACTGTTACAAACAGACTATATATTAAAAGTAATTATAGCCACAAGCTAAAAACACATTTATAAAATACAGTGGGCTACAAGCCCTATCAATCTTATAAATTAAGTATAGCACACATTTAGCATAGATATAAACCACTTTATATATATATATATAAAAATTTTATTTATTACGTTTCGCCATATCGTAAAGGTCATCTACAGATTGGTTCAAATTTATAATATTACTTGAACCTCCTTGACTGCCTTTACCAAATCCATTGTTACTAGGTTTTTCCCAATGCCTATAGACCTTTCTTTGCCCGTTTATATAATCTTCTATAGTGTATTTATCCCCTTGTTTATTGAATTTAGTGTTCCCGTTTTCATCTAAAAATATAGGGGTGTTATTATCGTCATAAGCACAATCATTCATCACGTGTAACGCTATATCGTAGTAAGCCGTTTCTTGCAAATTTAAATTTTGAGATATTGTTTTTACAGCATTATTTACGTTTAAACCTCTGAGTTGTTTTTGTAATGTCTCGTAGTTGCTTTGTGCAGCCTCTTTTTCCTCATTTAAAGACGTTAGCTTAGCATCAAATTGGGCTTGTTGTTGGGCTACCGCGGCTTTTAGCATCTCGTCAAATCTACCCTCAGACATTAGCTGCTTTTGCTTTTCAGTTTCAGCCTGCGCTTGCAGCTCTTTAAGCTTTTCAACCCCCTCCATACCGCCAATGCTTTCTAAACTTTGTTCTAAAGATTTCAAAGCTGCTTGACTCTTTCTTTTTTCGTTTAAAACTTCTTCATTATGTTTTAGTAATTTCTCTCTTTCTTTTTCCCAATCTGATAGATGCGTACCATTATCTTCGTTAGGTGTATTTTTATTTTTATCTATATCCATAGCTACAGCCTCTCACGCTTTTAATTTTAGTTTTTATGTTGATGTGTTTATATTAGTTTTTACATTCGGTACTACGTCACTGCTTTTACCTCCCTTAGCTCCTTCTATGTGAATACGCTCTAACTCGACGTCATAATTAACGTCGGTTAGCCCTAAGTCTGCCGCCCTCGTGTGGAATGATTTCTTAGATATAACACCTTGATTAATTAACCCGCTAGCAGCCATTAGATCATTTATATCTTGGATTTTGGCGCTAAATTCTGCAAAACCTTTATACTCTATATTTTCAATATTTTTCTCGCCTAATATGAAGGCGTGCGCCCTTAGCACCATAGTGTATTGTAAAGACACTGCTTTAATTATAGACTTTAAACCTATCTCAGACATCAATCTGCGCTGTAATATAGACTCGCCAGATTCTAAAGTGTTGGATACGTTTAGTAGCTTGCCTGCATAAGCTTGGGCGGTTTCTGTGTCATACTCTATTTTTTGTTTTATAAATTCTGACCCCGTTTTCATTTCTATAAAATTTATAGATGAATCTTTTTTTCTAGTAGATACTACATTATTCGCCCCCGCACATATATGCTCCATTTCAGAATCTTCAAAACCCGAAAAGAAAGTAAAAGGGTCGCCTTTTGTACCTATTAGTTTATTCCATATAGCATTATTCCTGTATATATGCAGGCAAAGGTGAGCTATAGGCGACAAAGGCGAATTAGCAACCTCAGAATTTAGGCTTCTAGGTGTTATAATATAAAAAGGTATAAAATCAAAAGTATTACCTTTATACCTCGGTGTTTCTGACATTATTAAATCAAAGTTTTTGTCACGTAATTCTTGCGTATAGATTCCGTCCACTAAACGTAATACCAAAGTTTGTTCAGTAGCCTCATAACTGTACGTTTCATCATTAAACTTATACTCATTTTGCTTTAAGATAACAAAATCAACTGACCCTTGAGCGTCTACGTTCCAAGATATGATGTCTTCTGTTTTATACATTAACTCCTTTACACCAATATCGGACGCGTCAATCTCTAGTAAAACTCCTACACGCCCCATAGTTATTACTTCTCGTAATACTTTTTCGTAAAATTCGTGTATATAGTTACCTTGAGACATTAAACTGCTATTGTCAGCTACTAAAGTAGATGGCTGAGATAAAGCTAGACCCATCATTGCGTGCATTGCTTGAGAAGTTAACTCGGGAAAATCTGTTAGTTTTAAGAATTTTGTATAGTAGTTCTGCATACCCCCATCGCGCGGTAGGTTTGACGGGTATGATAGGTATTTGGTGCCCTCACGTTTTATTTTTGTATTGCCTTTTAAAGCATCACGCATAAACACCCATTCACCTAGATAGGTTTTATAATCCTCATGACTATTTAATCTATTAGACACTTTAAGCCCCCCATACTTTAAATCCTGTGAATACGTTATTGCTGTTACTATATACCCCGTAGCATAGATACCTTAGACTATCTATAATGTGGTCTATGCCCTGCGTCTTATCTGGCTCACCTTTTTTATTATATGTCTGCTGCTCTAGCGCTGCTATAACATTCGTACAATTACTAGTAAACTTTATATTATTGCCTTTTAGTTGGGTATTGATTAGGTTTATAGTATCTCGGATTCTTGGATTCCCAGAGTCTTCGTATACAACGCTCTTGAATCCCGCCCCATGTAATAAGTCTGTGTTTGATGTGTTGCTGCTAGTATGCCTATTTCTACCGCTTGCGTCAGGGTATATAACTGCTCTTTTTATGTTATACTTAGCTTTTATACTATTGATAAGTTCAAAGGTATCATATGCCCCCGCTATCTCGTCAAAAATAAATAAATTGTTATGCTCGTCTTTTACGGCAATTACTGCTGCCATATTTTGTATATTAAAATCACACCCTATATATATGTCCATGTTATCATGGTAATTTATATGGTCATTTACCACATGCTTATCACGCTTAAAGTAATTATATACGCTACCAGACTCCATATTAACGAACTCTGCATTTAGGTATGCCCTGCGTAATTCATCAGGCAGATGCTCAAAGTTAGCTACAAAAGACTCAACATCTATAAATGGGTTACTCCATACGTCCGCTGTCACTAGTTTGCGTTCGGGGTGCTTGTCTCCTATAACGTCATGATGAAAGTGTTTATAAAGAAACTTAAACCCCTCGGGTGTGCTGCTGAAGTTAAGCCTCGACATGTTTTTAAAATACTTTTTATCAGCATTTGCGACCCTAAAACGCCCAAAGACTTGTCGGAACGCGGAGTTCATAACCTCCTCTGGTACACGGTCGCACTCGTCTATATGGAAGCTTGCTGTATTAGACCCCATGATTTTTTCAGCATTATCTAAAGACCCAAAATGTATCTCACCATAATGCGGTATATTTAAGACTTTAGGGTTTCCTTTAAATGTGCAATTCTTGCCGATCTCAAGCCCATACAGCGGTAATACTTCATATAAAGTTGGGTATGCTGCTATATCCAATAACTTAGTGTAAGGTTCTACGAATTGAACAATATACTTTTGCTTAGGCACTCTAAGCCTATTTTGTATGGCCTTGTGTAGGTTAGTAACTGTTTTACCTGAACCAAAACTACCCACGAACGCAGTTATTAAATGCGTTGAGTTTATGAACTCTAGTTGTGGCTTTGAAAATCTAAGCTTTTGGCGCATGTTCGTTACTTAACCATCTAGGTCTTGATCGTCTTTTTTAGAATACAAGGCGTTTTCTATTATAAAGTTTCCCCCACCATTTATATCAATGTGTTCTACTTTCTTCCAACTTTCTGGCTGCGCACGTTCTAACCAATCTAGCGATTTATTACTAGAGGTTATAACTTGCTCTTCTGCCCTAACGGCTATATAAGTTATTGCCGCATCAACAAGATATTTGAACTCTGTGTCTGGGAAGTTTTTTAGTGTACTAAGATCAAGACCTAAATGCACGGCAAGGCCGTTTAAAGTGGCTATACCTCTTTTATCTCTCTCTTTGCTATCAAAATAAGCTTTTATTGCGTCTTTAAAGTCGTCAACAGTGGCGTATTTATTATGTTTATTTGGGCTAGGGTTAAAATCTATTGACATTATAAAGCCTTACTACGTGTTATAAAGGTTATTATAGTATTAAATACATACGAATTGCAACTTTTTACCAATTTTATGCCATAATATACATAGTTAAACAATAAAATATAATAACTAGGGTTCTAAGATGCTTGACACTAAGCCATATTATACCATTCATACGGATATACTAGATATTAATATATTAAAATACAATGCGTCTCGGTTGCGGGGGTGTGTTAGTTATTTAGCTACTGATACTTTTTCAGATAAAATGTTTATACAAGACCAAGGCCACAGGCTGCGTGTTTGCTTGTATAGATCCATCGTTGCAGATTCTAAGAGTCCAGAAGCTAAGTTATGTATTAACCGTAATGCTACACTTAAGGCCAATATATACCTGCCTAGTTTGCTATATCTGTCTAATAGTGTATATGTGTCTGGGATTCTGAGTGCCTTAGATTCCTTGGATTCTCAGTATAACGAATTAATTATTCAAAAAAAGTAAAAATAAATGTGTAAAATGCTTTACTTAATTTGAAAATAGGTTATAATAAACATAGTTAAACAATAAATAAGGATTAAAACAATGACAGACTTAAACACACAAGCAGATTACAAAGAAGTAGTTGACTCATTAGCCAACTATATAGTTGATGACGCAATGCTTGCTGACGATGTGCTAGATGGCTCTGAAACCCTAGAAGCTTGGGTTTCAGACCACGTATCTGAGTACATTGATGGTAGTGAATACATGATATACAACTACTATCACAGTAAGATACTAGAGTTTTCAGAAGCAGAAGTATCGGATAATGGGTGTATAGAGCCAACAACAGATATAGCCCACCTTAGTCAACAATTAACATTTTTTAGTTTGGAGGAGGATGTAAGCCACAAAATTGGGGAACTCTTGGAAAGTGACAAGGTGCTAAAATTCCTTGATTCTTTGGAGGTTGAACAAGATTACGACGAATAAGCCTAAAAATACTCAGAATCTACCCATTCATTCATATCAAGTAAAAAATAATTTAGCTATTTAGAGTCCCAGAAGCTTGGATTCCCAGATTTTGGGGAAAAATTGAAAAAAAAATGCATTAAAAAAAATTTCTGTAACTTTTTTCGAAAAAACCTATGTATCCCCCGTGGTTGGTGGGTTTTGTTTTTTTTGACTCCAAAATTGCATTAAAAAATATAGAAAATACAAAAAATTTTCACTTTCTTTATATAGAATTATTAAAACCAAAATTTCAGAAGGATTTAACCAAGGTTTTTCTATATTTTCTATATTTTTTAATGTATTTTATTTTATTATTATTATATATATATATTTAATTATTCATTATATAAACAACATAGAGTTAACAAGAGTAACTTGGCAA